CAGACAAGTCTTCGTTGATTTTCAATGTGACGAATCTAATAACTATGCGAGCTATTGCGCTTCTAGGCTCTCTTCTTCTGATTCCATCGAACTAGATGTTGTCTCAGAACCACAGTCTTTTGGACACAGTGATAAATTAAAACAAGCTGCCAAAACTCGAACTACCGTCCAATCATTTGGTCACAGTGACAAAATGAAGAATGTTAGATCTACAAAAATCAAACCTCAAATGACGTGTGTGGACGATCCTACTACTTATGATGTGTCAAACAAGGTTTTCTTCAAGAATACCTTCTTGCTTAGTTATAAAGGACCAAATGATACAGACTGGTGTAAATCCGGTCTTATTGTTTTCCCCCGTGACAGAATTGGTTTAATGCCTTACCATTTCTATCGAACCTTTGAGGAGTTCTCTCGCTTAGAGAAAGACTTCGTACAGGGTAAGGTCAGATTGATTCGCCCCGAACAGAAAGATGCAACCTTTATTTGTTCCATGGGTGATTTTATGAGTTATTGCAAACCTTGGGTTGATGGTGTTAAACAGGACTTGATTATGTGTCAGTTACCTGTCACCTTCCAAAGAGTACCTAATATCACTAAGTCTTTCTTTGTAGAGAAGGATTTTGAATGGATTCGGCAAAATGTGCCTGTTATAGGAATGTTTAGAGTTAATGGCCACACTATTTCTCATCAAGCACAAGCTAGGCTGCAAATGCAACCTATACCCGTTTGTAGTACAAACTTGCAACCTCACGGCCACTTAGAAGGTTACGAGATAGCCAGATCTATTGCGGTGAATCTCAATACAACTGGTGGAGATTGTGGCACTTTGTATTGTGCTATCAACAGAGCTACTGAAGGAAGAAAGATTTTAGCGATGCACGTTAGTGGTAACACCATGCTCGGTTTTGGGGCTTTAGTGTACCAGGAATTTTTGGAAGCTTATTACCTCCTAATGCCTGATCAAACTACGGCCGACATACCTATTCTTCCTGTGTCTGTTCCTCAAATCTCTCATGAACGTATGGTTTACATCGGTGATTTATCTCCTGCTCCATCACATTCTACGAGATCAACAATTATTAAGTCGGTTGCTTATGGAAAGTTAGGATCAGTTACTACTGCTCCCTCCACTTTGAGACCTATTTTTCACGAAGATGGAACTCTTTCAGATCCGTGGGTTAACGCTGTTAAGAACTATTGTCAGCCTGTACCCGATATTGATCTTTTTGCCTTGGATGAAGCTGTTGAAGACTTTCGAGTGTTCTTGAAATCGAACAAACCTTATAAAGTTAAGCATAGACTTCTTACGGTTAGGGAAGCTCTCGAAGGTATAGAGAATGAGTTGGACTTTGCTCCTCTGAAGGGTAGTACCAGTCCAGGATATCCTATGAATCTTTCTAAAGATTTAAATCTCAAGAAAAAGTATTTTTCCTTTCCTAAGGATTCTCCTGAAAGAGAGTCTTGTGGAAAAGAAATTGAAAAATTAGTTGAGGACTCCCTAGCTCTTTTGTATTCAGGTGTAGTTCCTTTCTTTCCCTGTGTTGATAATTTGAAGGACGAGAGGAGATCCCTGGAAAAAGTATCGAAAGCTATGACTAGAATGTTTTCGGGGACTCCCTTCATTTATTTACTCATCTGCAGAATGTACTTTGGATCGTATCTTCTAGAAGTCCACAAGAATCGTATTATTAATGGCATGGCTATTGGTGCTCAGGTTTATTCTGGTGAATGGCATACAATTGCCATGAAGTTGAAGGAACATCTTGTTGACGATGGAGACAAAGGAGTTGGAGCTGGAGATTACAAAGCATTCGATGGATCTCAGAATGCAACCGTCATGCACAAAATTCTGGATATTATTCAGGATACTTATAATGACGAGTTTAAGGTTATTCGTTCCTTGCTTTTTGAATCCATGGTTCATTCTTTCCACATTGTTAAGGGTCAGGTTTACTACTGGAACGGTTCGTTGCCGAGTGGACACTTGTTGACAGCTTTGATCAATTGCATGACTAACCATATTAACTTTAGATATTGTTGGATAAAAGCTGGTCTAGCGATTGCATTATTTTCAGTAGCTGTCTTTCTAATAGTCATGGGAGATGACAATCTTTTCTCTGTTGCTCCAGAATTTCGCGACGCTTTCAACGAGATGAAATTGGTAAATCTCATGGCACTCATAGGAATGACTTACACTACTGAGTTCAAGGGAGAAGCTACCGCACCTTTTCGTAGTCTCTTAGAACCAGAGTTTCTCAAGCGCACTTTTCTCTATGATAGTGTTACTAATGAGTATGTCGCTCCTCT